ATAGAAGTGATATGACGGAGTATACTTATGAGAGATAATAGTTCTCGTTTTGCGGCTCCTGCTGAAGAGCCCGCACCAGAACAGCCTAAAGCTGTTGACTTAATGTCCTTTGTGGCACCAACACAGTTTGTTGATCTTCCTTCAAAGGGAGAACACTACCCTGAAGGTCACCCACTTCATGGCAGCACATCAATCGAGATCAAGTTCATGACCGCCAAGGAGGAGGATATTCTCGCTTCTCAGGAACTTATTAAAAAGGGTGTGGTCTTGGATCGTTTGATTCAAAGCCTTATTGTAGATAAGCGAATAAGCGTGGATGACATGCTATTGGGAGACAAGACAGCGATCATGTATGCTGCCCGGATCTCTGCATATGGCCCAGAATACAAAACAAAGTTCTTCTGTCGATCCTGTAACCAAGCTGTAACAAACGATTTCGACCTATCAGAAATTGAACCAAAAGAAGTTAGTCTAGACGATGTTGAGTTTGTGGATGGGCATTATGTCTGTACGCTTCCTGTAACTGGCGTCAAGGTAGCTCTTCGACTTTTGGTTGGCAGAGATGAAAAGGAAATGACCGCCCATATTCAAAAGCAAAAGAAGCAAGGTGCCGAAACTGGTGCTCTAGTTACGCAGTTGATGTTCATTGTTCATAGCATCAACGGAGTGGATGCAAAGGGCCAGATTTACAACTTCATTCAGAATATGCCGTTTAGGGATTCAAAGTATCTGCGAGAAGTCCATGCTAAGGTTAGCCCAACTATGAACACAAACATGAACATCGCCTGTAATAACTGCATGATGCTACAGGAGGTGGAACTGCCTATGTCAGTGGAATTTTTTTGGCCTAAACAATGATTATATTCAAACTGTCTATGAGGAACTATTCCTTTTAAAATATCATGGACAGTGGGATTTCTTCGAGACATACAATCTTCCGATTCCGATCCGCCGTTGGTTCTTAGAGCGACTGATCAAGCAGAAGGAAGACGAGAAGAAAGAATATGAAAAAGCGCAAAAGAAAAATAAATAGCCGGGATAATACCCGGCTTTCTTTTTTATAAACTATTTATATTGATGGAGTTTATTTATGCTTAACGAACGGCAGATAATGCCTAGTAAATTTATAAAGGCATCAGATGATTTTGTAAGATACGCAGCAAGATTTTTGCTGTTGGCCGGACAAGATCAAGAGAGTAGCCCACTCTTCAGAGAACTTGTTAACTTTATATTCCAGTATTCTCCAACAAGTGAAATCTATAGCATGATAGGCTACACCGAAGAGCAGTCTGGTCCGATGGACGTTGCCGCACTGGAAGAGAGCACTGGCTTAGCGTCGCTCAGCCCTGAAGAACTTAAGGCGATTGACGCTTTAATGGCACGAGACGAAGAGGGTCTTGAAGTAATCACCAAGGCTATCAAGCAAGAACTTGGCCAAGGAGATGCAAATCTTGAAGACGTTCTCAAGGCCATGACACAGTTTAAGGACGAAGAGGCCCCAACTGCCCCCGATCCGGCAAAAGAAACGTCAGCTTCAAAGTATCAAGAAAAGCTTATTGATCTTCTGCGTGACCATAGTAACAATACAGAGCCTTATTTTGACAACTTAAAAAGTAAGTTTTATAGTTATGTCCAAAACTCATTCAAAAAGTTTGGAAAACAGTCTTTTATTGATGCAAACCCTAGACTGTCAGACCAGTTTCCGGGCAAAACGGAAATGAGTAAAGAGTTCACACCGATGGCTAGAGGCATGAGCTTGAGCGATAACTTTGTACGTGATGTATTAAGTAAAGACGAATATTATACAAACCCTCAAGAAATAAACAGCTTGGTATCAAAGCTTGAGGCAGCGGTCAAAGAGAAGTATCAGAGTCTCGGTGGTGCAGTTACAGAGAGCTTCAAGTTGGTTTTGGATCTTAACGAGGCGAAAAGAGTGAGCAAACTCGATGAGAGTTTCATACTCATGTTCAGAACTTGGATTAAAATCATCCTTAAGTTCATTTTTGGCGACACTTCTTTCCCAGTACAAGTTAAAGGGACACCTAGCGAAGTTGCAGCTTTTGGAAAAGCTATTACTGGTGAAAAGAAATATATTGACTCAATTAAGAAGTATGGCCTTAATAATCGACAAACTTACACTTCAAGAGCAGAACTTGCTTCTTCGATTCGTAACTTTGAGAGAGAAACTGGTCTTAAGTGGCCATTTGTTTGATGAGGTAATGAATGTCTGATCCGGGTGATATTGGCGGCGGTGGACCGACAGGAAATAAAGCCGCAACACTATTAGCAATCGCTGAAGCACAAACAGAGTTTATGAACTCCATTGGGCTTACCAACGAGGCACTTAAGCTTCAGATCAAGTTGGACGACGATCTTAAGACACAAGCTAAAGCTCGCGAAGATGCCATTAGGAACCTAGAAAGAGCTATGGCTGAACAGAATGAGCAAGCCGAAGCCAATGCAAGAGCCGCGCTCGCAAATCAAGATAAGCTACTACAACAGCAGAAAGCTCTAAATGATTCTTTTAGCCAAGGCGCTCAAGGCGCTTCAGACCTTGCGGCAGCCGTGCTCGGAATCGGCCAAGGTCCTCAAACTGGGTTTGGGAGACTGGTATCAAACTCTGCTAAGCTAGGATCTTTCACTGAGGCTGCAAACTCTGCCTATAAAGGTTTTACAACAACATTAAAAGACGCAGCCTCACCTTTAAATGTTAATATTATGCTCGCAGATAAGCTGTTCGAGGGCTTGACTGCTGTTGCTGCTGCAAACTTTAAAGCTGCCATAGAGCAAGATGGCTTAATCACACAGTTCAATAAAGCAACTGGAACAACCGGACAGTTTAACGCAGAGCTACAAAATCTCTCCGGACAGCTTCTTGGCGTCGGTATTGGCCAAGCTGGAACAATCGGAGCATTCCAATCACTATTCACAACGATAAGAGATTTTGCCGACTTAACACCAGAAGCAAGATCAGAGATTACACAAACTACCGCTTTATTAGCCAAAATGGGCTTCGATGCTG